AGGTCGTCGACCGCGACATGCACGGCCTGGGTGTTGTACCGGTCGTCAGGATGGCGAACCGTCAGCGCACCGCGGACCGGGTCGGCAAGTCGGAGATCACTCCCGAGGTCATGTCCATCACGGATGCCGCATGCAGGCGCCTGATGGGCATGGAGGTGGCGGCCGAGTTCTTCGGCGCCCCGCAGCGCTACATCCTGGGTGCGTCAGAGTCGGCGTTCCAGGATGCAGAGGGGAATCCGCTGGATGCGTGGGCGACGTACATCGGCCGCGTGCTGGGTCTGGAGCGGGATGAGGACGGCAACGTCCCGACGGTCGGGCAGTTCCCGGCTCACGACCCGTCCGGCATGACGAAGATCATTGACTTGTATGCCCGCATCATGTCGTCGCAGTTCGGTCTGCCGCCACACATGCTCGGCTACACGACCGATAACCCGGCCTCCGCGGACGCCATCCGGTCTACCGAGGCGAAGTTGGTGAAGCGCTCTGAGCGCCGCATCCGCCGGTTCGGTGCTGCATGGCAGCAGGCGATGCGTCTCGCCCTGTGGGTGCGCGACGGTGAGCCGCCGGACAAGACGCGGCGCATCGAGACGGTGTGGCGGAACCCCGCGACACCGACGGTGGCGGCCCAGGTGGACGCCACGGTCAAGCTTGTGCAGGCCGGCGTACTGCCCGCGGACTCCGACGTGACGTTGGAGATGGCCGGCCTCACGGAGACGCAGCGGCAGCGGATTGCAGCCGACCGGCGGCGGGCTGCTGGCAGGGCTGGGAGTACCGCGCTGCTGGACCGTCTGGCTGAGCTCAGTGCCGGCGGCCCGCAGGCGGGCGTTGAACCGTCGGAGGCCGAACTTGGCGACCTCGGATAGTTCGACGAGTGTCCTGCGTTGGCGGCGGGCCCAGTCCGGGCTGTCCACGCTGCTCCTGCGCGACTTGCGCAGTCTGCGGCGCCTGATCAACCCGAACCGCTTGCAGGCGACAGTGCCTACGTGGATCGAGGCGGTAGCGGCCCTGGTGGCTCGCTACTCCGAGGCCGCCGCAACTCTGGGCGCCGACTTCTACGACGGCGAGCGTGACGAGGCAGGCGTGCCCGGAACGTTCACTGTGCCTCTGGCGGATCCGCCGCCGGAGGAGCAGACGTCGAACTCGCTGCGCTGGGCTACGAAGGACTTGTGGCCGCGCGACGAGGATGAAGCGACCGTGGCCCAGTTGGAGCCGCTTGATGTGCGGCTGGATGCGGCGATGTCGAAGGCGGACGGGGCCGTGGACCGGCTGGTGCTGAATGTGGGCCGGGAGACGGTGCAGGAAGCGGTCCGGCAGGACCGTGGCGCCGTCGCCTATGCGCGTGCTGCGGCTCTCGGCTGCTGCTCCTTCTGCGCCCTCATGTCCAGCCGGGGTGCGGTCTACAAGGACCGCGGAACGGTGGGCGAGGACGCCAACGACCGGTTCATCGGCAACGACAGCGTGATCAAGTACCACAACTACTGCCGGTGCCAGCCGATCCCCGTCTTCCGCGGGCAGTCCTTCGAGCTGTCAGCGAAGGCCCGTGAATGGGATCGCATCTACCGCGAGTTCGCCCAAGGACATCCGGGCCAGCAGCTGCGGCTCTTCCGGGTCGCTCTCGCAGAGCAGCGCGCTCAAGCAGACCCCGGATCTTTCTGATCAATCTGGTCGCCCTGGTGGCGGCCTTTCTCATTTCCACAGCCCCTGGAGGGCCGATTCGTCATGCCCGAAGAGAACGAGACCGTCGAGCAGCAGGAGGCCGGCACTGAGGAGACCGTCGAGGAGACGGTCGCCGAGGAGCAGAACGACGCCGAGTCCGCGGAGGAGGCCGCCCAGGAGGCGGAGTCCGGCGGTGGGGAGTCGTTCGACAAGGCCAAGTTCGAGGCCGAGCTGCGCAAGAAGAACAACGAGGCCAAGAACCTGCGCGAGCGCCTGAAGAAGGCCGAGCCGCTCCTGGCGGAGCTGAAGCGCATCAAGGACGCCGACAAGTCGGAGTCCGAGCGGCTCACCGACCAGCTGGCGCAGGCGCAGGACCAGGTCACTAAGACGCGTCAGCGACTGGTGCGCACTCAGGTGCAGGCGCTGGCCATGGCCGGGTTCGCGGACCCGGAGGACGCGGTCGGCGCGCTGGATCTGGACTCGTATATCGACTCTGACGGCGACATCGACGAGGCGGCCATCAAGGCGGACCTCGACGCGCTCTTGGAGCGCAAGCCGCACTGGGCGAAGACCCAGCCCCAGGAGGGCCCGCGGCGTCCCGCACCGGACCGCACTCAGGCGTCCGGCGCCAACAAGACAAAGGCCCCCAGCCCGCGAGATGAGTTCTCCGGGTGGCTGAGTTCGCAGCTGAAGTAGCTGCGGGAGAAGAGACATCATGGTGGCTACGGCCCCCCTCACTCTGTCCAGCGTCAACGCCGCGCTTCTGCCGCGGACCATCACGGCGCCGATCTTCGAGAAGTCCGTCGAGTCCAGCGCCGTGATGGCGCTCGCAAGGCAGGCGCCCCTAGCCCTGGACGCGACGACGTCGGTGCCGATCCCGATGGACGTGCCGACCGCCGACTGGGTCGGGCAGGCGGCGAAGAAGCCCCTGTCGACCGGTGGCGTGGACGTCAAGCAGATGCAGGCCAAGAAGCTTGCCGTGCTCATCCCGGTCGCCATGGAGGTCGCCAAGACCAACGCCGGGGGCCTTTTCGACCAGCTGCAGAATGATCTGCCGACGGCGTTCGCGCGGGCCTACGACCACGCGGCGATCCACGGCAAGACCATGAAGGGCGCTACGGGCCCCTTCACCGAGTATCTGGCCGCCACCACCAACAGCGTTGCCCTGGGTACCGCCCCCCGGGACGAGGGCGGCGTCTGGGCGGACCTGGTCGACGGCATGGCGATGGTCATCGACGGCGACTGGGACTACACCGGGACCGTCGCCGACCCACGCCTGAAGCCGACCCTGCTGCGCGCGACCGACGCCAACGGGCAGCTCATCCTCGTGGAGACCCGCACCTCCGGGAACGACATGGCGGAAGCCGGAACGCTCATCGGGGAGCGGCTGGCCTACTCCCGGGGCGTCTCGGGCAAGCAGCGCCGCCAGTCGTCGTCGTCCGACACTGGCCTGCGGGCGATCGGCGGGGACTGGACGCAGGCAGCGTATGGCGTGGGTATGGACATCACTGTGCGCCTGTCCGACCAGGCGACCTACGTGGATGAGGACGGCGGCGTCCACTCGGCGTTCCAGGAGAACCTGGTGCTGATCCTTGCGGAGGCGTACTACGGCTTCGTGATGGGCGACGTGGACGCGTTCGTGAAGTACACCGGCACCCCGAGCGGTTCCTGATGGCGAGGGCTGTCCCGGCTTCCGCGCCGGGCGGGGCAGCCAAGCCCCTGCAGATCGTCGCCAGGGTTCATGCGATGCCGCCGGAGCACAACGCCGGGGCTGAGCACATGCTGGTGTCGATGCTGCGTCCCCTTGTGGAACGCGGTCACGCCGTGTCGGTGTGGCTCTCTCGATACGGCAAGGTGTCGAAGGAGTACGAGTACCGGGGCATCAAGGTCGTGCCTTTGGAGTCCCGGCTCGACTTCCCGACGGCTGTGCGGCGGGCGGATGTGCTGCTGGCGCATCTGGAGACGGTGCCGTCGACGGCGTCGCTGGCCCGCGGCTACGGCAAGAAGCTCGTGGTGGTGTGTCACAACACGCACCGGCCGACGTTCCGGGACATGGCCGCTGGCGGCACCTCGCTTGCGGTCTACAACTCGCAGTGGATGGCCCGCGAGGCGGAGTTGTTCTACGCCGAGTTCCCGAAGTCGATCCGGCCCGCGCAGTCGTTGATTGTGCGCCCGCCGGTGTTCGCCGGAGAGTATGCGACGAAGCCCGGCAAGGCCATCACGCTGATCAACTGTAATCCGGAGAAGGGCGGCAAGGTTCTTCAGAAGCTCGCCGAACGGATGCCGGACCAGCAGTTCCTCGCCGTGAAGGGCGCCTACGGCGAGCAGGTACTCCCGAGCCTGCCGAACGTCGAAATCGTCGAGCATGTCCGCGGCGAGGACATGCGGGAGAAGGTGTACGGCCGCACGAAGGTGCTGCTGATGCCGTCCTCGTATGAGTCCTGGGGCCGCGCCGGGTGTGAGGCTCTCGCGAGTGGTATCCCCGTGGTCGCTCACCCCACGCCGGGGCTGTGCGAGTCCCTGGGCGAGGCCGGCATCTTCGTCGACCGGGAGGACGTGGCCGGCTACGAGGCGGTGCTGCGAAAGCTGCTCACTGCCGCCGAGTACCGGCTGGCGTCGAAGCGGGCGAAGGCCCGCAGCGCCGAACTGAATCCCACCGCCGAACTCGCCGCTTGGTGTGCTGCCGTCGAGGGCCTGTAGGAGGTGCCGTGGCGTTCACCCCTCCGACCGTTGAACAGCTTGGCCTCTATCTGGGGCTGGATGAGATCGACGGAGACCGCGCCGATCTGCTGATCGCGTCAGCGGTGTCCCTGTGCCAGACCGTCGTGAAGCCGCTGCCGGAGGGCGCGGAGGCAGTGGTGCTGTCGGTCGCGGGCCGCGCCTACGTGAACCCGCAGCAGGTGTCCTACGAGACGATCGGCCCCATGTCGGTGCAGCGCCCGCAGGGCTCTGGCGGCCTGTATCTGACGAAGAACGACAAGGCCGCCCTCAAGAGTCTGGCCGGCCGGGGTGGGGCGTTCACGGTGGATCCGACGCCGTCGACGGCGGATCCGTCGCCGACGTGGCCGGTCGACGATGCCGGGTTCGCGGACGAGTTCGAGCCTGGCTGGGGGTATGGCTGATGCCGTTCCCGTTCGGGGAGGCAGTGCGGGTCGTCCGTACAGGGCAGTCGCCGGGGCGGAACGGTCGCGGGCAGCCGCTTCCGGGACCGGATGAGTCGTTCGATCTGGAGGGCTGCGCGGTGACGCCGCGTGCGGAGACTCCGCAGGTTGGCGGTGACCAGCAGCAGGCCCGGGACACGGTCATCGTCGGCTGGACGGTGTATGTGCCGCCCGGCCAGAAGAGTCATGCGCGGCTGCCGTTGCGGACGACGGACAAGGTGAAGGTACGCGGAGTTCTCTGCGACATCACTGGTGAGCCCGGCGACTGGGGCCGCAGCGTGTTCACGGGCACCCGCGGCCCGATCCAGTTCGCCGCAGACCGTGTCACTGGCTGATCTGCTGGGAGGTGGGCTGTGGCTGCCCGGTTCAAGATGAAGCGGAAGGGTGTCGGGCAGATGCTGCGCATGCCTGGCATGCAGGCGGAGATGCTGCGCCGCGCCGACGTCATCAAGGGCGTCGCGGAGGGGATTTCCCCGGTCGATGAGGCGAGCCCGGATCCTGGCCACTACAAGCGGTCTTGGGAGACGGACAGCACCAGCCGTGGCGGTCGCCGCCGCGACCGGGCCGTCGCCTACGTCCGCAACACGGCCTACTACGCCCGCTGGGTGGAGTACGGCACCGAGCGAGTGCACGCCCACCACGTGCTGCTGCGGGCAGCTCAGATCGGCGGGCGGAACCAGTGACCGTCATCGTCGACATCGAGGGCGAGCTGATCCCTCGCGGCCAAGCCCGCTTCCCCGACGCCGTGGTCCGCGACGAGCTCGACAACAACCTGCTCACCGAACTGCCGACCATCCAGATCAGACAAGCACCCGGTGGCGACATCGAGGCTGGCCGCCTGGCCCGAATGCTCGTCGACATCGAGGTGTACGCGGCGACCCGAGCAGCCGCCATTGCGTTGGCCGGCGAGGTGCTGGGCTGGGTAGAGCTGGAACTTCGTGGCTCGAAGACCAGCACGCTCGTGATCGGTAAGGCGGGTGCCGTCTCGCTTCCCGCCGAGAGGCCCTACGAGAACACCGGCCTTCGCCGTGTCGGCGGCACCTACGAGATCTTCTGTCACCCGGTCTCCTGACCGACTTCTGGGCCCGCGCCGGACCCCCTTCAACACCCGCCCGTGCGCGGGCTTTCGCATGTCTGGAGACATCATGGTCAACATCACCCGCGCCGCGGATCTGCTGGAGGTCGGGGCGAACGGCGGCGGCTGGACCGCGCCGCTGGGTACGTCGTCGCCGGGGGATCCGGCGGTTCAGCCGCTGGCCCCGTGGCTGCCGCTGGGCGCCGTCTCGGAGGACGGTCTGACGCAGGGCTTCGACGAGGACTCGCAGTCGTTCACGCCGTGGGGTCTGACGTCGCCGATCCGCACCACCATCACCAGCTCGCTGCGCACGTTCGGGCTGACGGTGTGGGAGACGGGCCGGGTCATCGTGTCGTCGCTGCAGTACCGGGTCGACACGGCGGATCTGGCGCCGACGGCGGGGCTGACGACGTTCGCGGAGACCGCTTCGCCGGTTCCGGACCGCAGGGCGTTCTGGTTCGTTGTCCTGGACGGCGACAACTTCCAGCGCGGCTTCTACGTGCCGGAGGGCGAGATCACCGAGCGGTCGGACGTGTCCCACAAGCAGGACGAGATCGCCGGCTTCGAGTGGACGATCACCGCCTACCCGGACTCCGCCAACAACACGGTCTACCACTTCGACCGCGTGCCCGAGACCGACGCTTACACGGGGTCCTGAGACGGGTGGGCGGGCCGTCGACAGCCATGGGCTGTCCACCGTTGGCGCGGGCCCGGCCCGCCCACCTCTTAACTTTCGCCCGCGCCGCAGAGAGAAGGAGCCCGCGCCGTGGCAGCACCACGCCAGACCACAACCAGCAGCAGGAAGCCCCGCACCGCCGCGAGGGCCGCATCTCGCCCGGCAAACAGCCGCCGCGCAGCCGAGCCGGACGTCGACGAGGTCGAGGTGTCGGCGTCGGAGGCGCAGGAGATCGAGGCCGAGGGTCACTACGTCGCCGTCGATCTGTGCGGCGAGGAAGTGCAGGTCGTGCCGTCGACGGCGTGGCGGTCGTCGTGGCAGCGCATGCTGAACCAGGGGAACCTCGACGGTTTCGCGGAGAAGGTGCTGAGCCCGGAGGGCTACGACCTCTATCTGGAACTCGACCCGACGATCGAGGAGTTCCTGCAGTTCGCGCAGGACGCCGCCGAGGCGGCCGGTGAGAGCCTGGGAAACTCGCGTGGACCCGCCACGTCGCCGAGGCGCACGCGGAGGCGCTAGAGGCTGACCTGCTGCGCTACTACCACGGCGTTGATCTGTTTGACGTGTACCGCGGCGAGATGTCGTGGCGGCGCTTGAGGGTCCTCATCCAGCACCTGCCGTCGGAGTCTTCGACGTGGACGGCTCTGCGTAACGAGCTGTCGCCTGCGGAGCTGGCGGCGCAGGCGGAGAAGGGTGAGCCGGAGAAGGGCCGTTGGTCGCAGCAGGAGCAGCTGCTGGCGGCTGTGTATGACCGGCTGAGCCAGATCCAGTACGTGCTGACGTGTGTGAACACGGAGAAGAAGTCGAAGTGGCCTGACCCGCCGGAGCCGATGCGCCGCCCGGGTGCGGGGCCGAAGAAGAAGCGGGCCCAGCTGAATGCCGCGTCTGCGGACCGTCTCTTCGAGCTGTTGAACGGGGGCGCCGCGTAGGGCGCTGGGGGGAGGCTCCCAGTGCCTGCCATTTCCGTCGGCTCGGTCGAGGTCGACGTAGTCCCGAACACTCAGGGGATCTACAACCGGCTTCGGTCCGCGCTGGTGCCGGCGGCGACTCGTGCGGGCAACGAGGCGGGCAACGCAGCGGGGCGTGCGTTCGGTCCGGCGATGACTGGCTCGGTCTCGAACGCCATCGGCGAGCGGATCGGGACACAGATCGGCCAGCAGATCGCGAGCCGTATCACTGCATCGGTCCGGGGTGCGCTGCGGGATGGCATCACCGAGGGCGGCCGGGCTGCTCGGCCTGCGGCGACTAGGCAGGGCGAGCAGACCGGCGGCGCGTTCGCGAGGTCGCTGCGCGCCCGCCTGGAGGCTGCGTTCCGCAGCATGCCCAAGCTCGATGTGCGCCTCTCCGACACCGGCGTGGACGCGGACCTGGCCCGCCTGCGGGCCCGCTTGGAAACGCTCTCCGGCAAGACGGTCGGCATCGACATCGACGCGGCGACCGCTCGCGCGGAGGCTGCGGACATCGAGGAGCGGCTGCGCCGGATCGGCGCCGCCCATCCGAACGTGGCTGTGCGAGCTGACACTGCGGCGGCGATCGCACAGCTGCAGCTGTTGCGGCAGCAGATCGACGAGGTCACGCGCGACCCTGCCCGGGTCCGGGTGGAGACGGACGGCACGTTCGGGCAGCGTCTGCGGGCGCAGGTTCAGGCTGCTGAGGCGTCGCTGCCGAACATCAACCTGACCGCGGACTCCTCCGACGTCGACGTGGAGATCGCCCGGCTGCGCGCCCAGTTGACGGCGTTGCGGGATGTGCGGATCGGCGTCGACATGGACACCGCTGCCGCAACGGCCCGCATCGCAGCGATCCAGGCCCGGCTGCAGCGGCTGGCAGCGTCGGATGCCGACGTCGCTGTCCGTGTCGATGCGAGCGCCGCAGTCGCCCAACTCGCGGCGATGCAGGCGCTGGTGAACCGTCTGGACGGCCAGACGGCCAGCGTGAATGTGCGCGTCAATGGCATGCAGGTGCTGGTGGCGGCGGCGCTGGCGTTCGGCCCGGCGATCCTGCCTGTGCTGCCGGTGGTGGCGGCCGGGCTGGGTGCTGTTGCGGCTGCGGCAACGGCTGCCGGCGTGGGTATCGGTGCGATCGGCTTGGTGGCGGCGCCTGCGTTCAAGGGCATCGCGTCGGCTCTGCAGGCGCAGAAGGCTGCACAGGATGCGGCCAGTGATGCGACGCTGCGGGGCGGGCAGGCATCATTGCAGGGCGCGCAGAAGGCGCTGCAGATGGAGGGCGCCCAGCAGTCCCTGGCGACGGCGCACCGCAATGCGGCCCGGCAGATCCGGCAGGCCGAGCAGGGCGTGTCGGATGCTGTCCGGTCGGCGTCGGAGGCGAACCGGCGGGCGAAGCAGCAGTTGGCGGATGCGGTGCAGCAGGCCGCGGACCGGCAGCGGCAGTCCGCCGAGCAGGTGCGGCGTGCCGAGGATTCTCTGGCGGATGCGCAGCGTTCGGCGCGGCAGGCGCAGGAGGATCTGAACCAGGCCCGCCGTGACGCGGCCCGGGATCTGGCCGAGCTCACGGACCGTCTGGCTAACGCGCAGCTCAGCGAGCGGGACGCGGTCCTGTCCGTCGAGGAGGCGCGGCAGCGGCTGGCGGCGGTGCAGGCGCAGGGCGCGAGCGCTTCCCTCTTGGAGCAGCAGCGTGCCCAGTTGGCCTACGACCAGTCGGTGCAGCGTCTGAAGGAGGCGCAGTCCGAGACGAAGAACCTGACCGCGGAGAAGAAGGCCGCGGACAAGGCTGGCGTTGAGGGCTCGGAGACGGTCAAGGATGCGCAGGAGCGGCTGCGGCAGGCCGATGAGGCTGTTGTCGATCAGCAGCGGGAGTTGGCGCAGGCCCGTGCGGATGCTGCCCGTCAGCAGGTGGAGGCGCAGCAGGCGGTTGCGGAGGCGCAGCGGAACGTTGCCCGCACGCAGGAGGATGGCGCTCGTTCGGTTGCGCGGGCGCAGGAGCAGTTGTCGTCGGCGCAGGAGTCGGCGGCGGAGTCGATCGCTTCGGCTCAGCGGCAGATTGCCTCGGCGTCGCTTTCGGCGGCCGGGGGTGTGGATCAGGCTGCCCTGGCGCAGGCCAAGTACCAGGCTGAGCTGGCGAAGCTGACCCCGGCGGCGCGCGAGACGATGACCGCGTACATGGGGCTTCGGGACGCGTTCTCGGCGTGGTCGAAGTCGTTGCAGCCGGCCGTGATGCCGATCTTCACTCGGGCGCTGAATGGGCTGAAGAACTCTCTTCCCGGGCTGACGCCGTTCGTTCACGAGGCGGCGGACGCCATCAAGGGGCTCCAGGACCGGGCGTCGGCCGGGTTCAAGTCGCCGTGGTGGAAGCAGTTCAAGACCGAGCTGGAGGGCTCGGTCGGGCCTGCGATCACCGGGCTCGGGATCTCCTTCGGGCGGATCTTCAAGGGCATGGGCGGCATCATCGACGCCTTCCTGCCGCACATGGACTCCATCTCGGAGCGGATGCAGGC